GCCTTCCTATGGCTCCTATGACCCTGCTACGGGAACCTTCGACACAACTTCCTCGACTGACTACACTGTTAAGTGCTACTTCGCCAATTACGCTCTTTCTGAGATTGACAACAATAATGTCGTTATGGGCGACCGCAAGGCATACCTACCGTCAACAGATACTTCAGGTGCAGCCCTTCCAGCACCGGACCAAGAGGACACCATTAGTGGTCTTGGGGATACTGTCAAGGTAGTCAGGGTCCAAGAGTTATACTCTCAAGACAATCTGGTGTGCTACATCTGTCAGGTGAGGGAATAATGGCTCAGGTGACTATCAGCCGCAGGTTCCAACAGAAACTAGACAGAATGAGTGAATTAGCTGGTGAGAGAGTTGAGGAACAACTTGTCAGTCTTGGTAGGTACGCAGTTCAAATCTCCCCTGTCTATTCTGGTGCCTTTGTAGAATCTTGGTCCCTTCGTCCTGTTGGGTCTAGTGGTGGCCGCTCTCGTCAATCCCGACCTGACCCCGCGCCTGACAAGCAAGCCAAGAAGGAAGAGGCTAAAGCCCTTATCCAAGGTGATGCAGAGAAATACGCGGAGCAGATTGCAGAACAAGGTGGTGCAGTTTTGACTAACAGAAGGTTCCGCTAATGGCTTCAGTGTATAATGAAATCAGGGCAGCCCTAGAGACACAACTAGCAGGTATCAGTGGTATCCCTAGTATCGCTTGGGAGAATGTCACTTTCACACGCACCACTGGTCAGTCTTATGTAGCCCCAAGGTTATTTCCTACGGTGCGAGAACCCGCCCACAGAGGTCTTAACCCACAGCAGTATTATCAAGGTCTGTTCCGAGTGGATTGTTATGTCCCTGAGGGCTCTGGACCCAAGGCCGCTGATGACCTTGCAAACCTAATCATTGATAACTTCGAGGCTACGACTGACATCTTTTACAACACTGAGACAGAAGCACTCCTGACTGAAGACGGTGCATTTCTGGTAACTGAATCTGGGACACGTATCCTTAGAGACAATGTAATCAACGTATCCATCCGATACTCAGAACGAGAGCAAGGTATGCCGGATGGGGCATTCTATATGGTGCCGGTGAATATCGGTTTTTATACTTACGCCTAAGGAGAAGATAAAATGAGTTTTAGTCAAGGTAGCCGCAGTGGGCTTTCCTACATTGTCGAAAGCACTTTCGGCACTACCCCAGCGGGTAACTTCACTGCAATTCCCCGTAACACTGACAACCTGACCTTTTCTAAAGAACGGGTTGAAGGTCGAGAAATCCAACCGGACCGTATGGTTCGGGTTGACCGCCACGGTAACAAGACTGCTGCTGGTGACATTGTTGTTGATTTTCGTGCCAACAACTTTGATGACTTTCTAGAGTCTGCACTTCAGAATACTTGGGATAACAGCCCTGTTGGTGCCCCTGATGTTCTGAAGGTTGGGACCACCCCCAAGTTCTTCTCTATTGAGGAAGCTGCTAACGACATTAACCAATACCGACTGTTTACTGGTATGATGGTTTCGTCTATGGCTATGTCTATTGCACCTAACCAAATGGTTACAGCTACTTTTAATATGCTTGGTAAGGGTTCAACCATCAGTGGCACTGGCAAGACTGTCGATGCTGCGGCTATCAACCAACCACAAGATGCTTACTCAGGTGATACTCTTATTGGTGATGTTGCGTCTGCTACCACCGTCAATATTGTTACAAGCATTGACTTCACCATTGATAACACTGTTGAACCTACTTTCGTAGTTGGCAGTGATGAAACCCCTCAGTTGGTCAGTGGTATGGCTTCAGTGGAAGGGACCATCACGGTTTACTACGAAGATGCTTCCATTATCAATCGCTTTATTAACGAATCGGAGAGCGAATTGATTGTCTCCGTTAATGACCCTTCTGGCAGCAATCTTTATACTTTTGGCTTCCCTAAGATCAAAGTCAATGGTGCAGATGTTCCAGTTGAAGGTGATGGCGCTCGTACTATTACTCTGCCCTTCGTGGCACTGTATGACGACACTGAAGATACCAACTTCTATATTGAGCGCCCTGACAGCAACCCGTAACACCCTTTAGGATTACTCTAGTTTGTGTACTCTGGGTAGACACACCTGAAGTAATCTAAAGAGAACCCTAGCTAGGGGAAGGCTGGAGGCTTCTGTCGGGTGAGGTCTCCAGCCGCTAACTAAGCCCGACAACCCGACTTACACAAACAAAGGAATACCCGATGGACCTTAGTAATCTCACACCCCAGCGTGAAACCCAAGTCACCAAACTGATTGATCCTCGTGATGGTAGCCCACTGAAACACGACAAGAAAGAGATGTGGATTGAACGTTACCTGCCCCACACTGAGGAATACAAAAAGGCCCAATACAAGCGCACACAGAAGTATCTGAAGGCTGCACAGGCCAAGGGTAAGGACAGTGGCGACATTGATCTGTATGAGGCTGAACAAGACCGTATCGAGGTGATGGCTGAGACGACTGTTGCTTGGCAGATTTATTACGGCGGTGAGTGGCTTGAGTTTACCCCTGAGAAAGCCAAAGAGATTTACTCCAAAGCCTTCTGGCTGGTTGAACAGTTGCAAGAGGGGGAGAACTCCGCTGACGTTTTTACAAAAGGCTGATGTCTGACTTGCTGGTTTGGGCTGAACACGAGTTTGACCTTAACAAACCAGACGACAAGGGCATCACCCGAAGAGAACATTTAGAGCAAGTAGAAAGGCAGATTGGACGTAAACCAGAAGCATTGGAAAACCCGGTAAACTTTCCTACGCTCCTGAGGCACGTTTGGTCGGCCTTTTGTTCATTAAATAACGCCCGATCAGCAGGCTTCTCTGGCCCCAACCCGATTACCTACACAGAAATAAAAGCATGGAAGGAATTGACTGGTACACCACTTATGCCTTGGGAAATCGAGGGTATCAAGAGGTTGGATTGGAAGGAATTGACTGGTACACCACTTATGCCTTGGGAAATCGAGGGTATCAAGAGGTTGGATCAAGTCTATTTGAAGGTAGCATCTAATGGCTGATATGAAGTTTGTTGCAGACTACTCTGACATCCAGACCATGCGTCGGGAACTTGTTGGGGTATCCAAAGACGCCAAGAAGTCTGCTGCTGTCTTTGAGACTGCTTACAACAAGGCAGAGCGTCAACTGCAACGGACGGCTAAGGCCAACCAACAGTTCTACAATGAAACCCTCAAGATTGATAAGACTACCAAGAGTGCTAGTCAGTCTGCTTCCGTTTTTACCCAAGAACTTCGTAAGCAAGAAAAAGCTACTGAAGCCTACGCTAAAGAGACCAGAAGGCTCCAACTTCAGTATAACACCACCTTCAAGGCAGCAGATTCCTTTAAGCGGCAACTTAGGGAACTGAATGAAGCCCATGCCCGTAGTGCCATCTCTACTGATAGGCATGAAAAGCAGGTTATGCAACTAAAAGACCAGTATCGGGAGTTCTTGCGTACTGGCGGCACTGCCATGAACCAATTTGGTCAGCTTGCCTCTAAAACCCAGCAAAAAACAAAAAGATTTGCTTCTGTTGGTCTACAGCAAGCAGGTTATCAGGTAGGTGACTTTGCTGTTCAGGTTCAAAGTGGTACTAACGCTCTTGTAGCCTTCGGTCAGCAAGGTTCTCAACTTGCAGGTATCTTTGGGCCTGCTGGTGCTGTTGCAGGTGCTTTGATTGCTATTGGTACTGCGGTAGGTAATGTGGCTTTTGAGTCTATTAAAGCTGCTGGTAGTAGTAAAACATTTGAAGAAGCATTAGAAGACCTTAGCTCGGCTGTCTCTGATTACAAATCTGCTGTTACGCAAGCATCTGCGGATACAACAGAGTTGAACCTGAGATTTGGTAAAGTAGCGGACTCTATAAAACCGTTCCTTAAAGACCTACAAGAACTTGAGAGGATTAAAGCCCTTAATAATCTTGAACAGCAGTTTAACAAGTTAGAAACAAAATCGTCCACCTTTTTTCAAAAGTTTGGCGCTGCTGTTGTTGGTGGTGCTGCCCTTCAAAAAGAACTAGCAGATCAGGTTGGACTAACTGTTGAACAGTATGATGCCCTTCAAAGAGGGGTAGAAGGACTTCAGCAAGCAGAAACAGTAAGTGATAGGGTTCGGGTCGCCAGAGAAGTCCGAGATTTAATAAGACAATCTGTCGGAGATGTCGGTAACATGACCGAAGAAATGAGAGGGTTCTATAACTCTCTTGTGAGGGCGGTTATTGCTGGTGGGGAACTTGAGGGTGATTTTGAAGACTCTGGTGAAGCCGTTAGCAGGATGAATGACGAACTCAGCCGGACAGAGCGGATGTTGGCAGCAGTTCGACAAGCCTTAGACCCCCAAAACTTTATGCGCGCCGAACAGATGATGTCGGGTATGGCGGATGAAGCTGAACGTCTTGCAGATAACCTTATAGATGCTACAACCCGCTTCGGTCGAATGATGACTATGGCTCAACGTGGCTTTGATGTTGACCCTCAGGGGTTTATGCGTAGCGGACAGGACATCCCCGGTGATCCTACAGAGCCTACCCCAACTAGGGGTGGCGGTGGTGGTGGTACTCAAACAGACCCCCGTGCTTTCCTTGAGTCCCTACAGAAAGAACTGGACCTCAAGCGCCTTTTGGTTGGTGTGAATGAAGCCCAAGCAGAGCGACTGAAACTAGAGTCTCAACTGAAAGAAAGGCT